GCCCTTTCGGGCCTCCTTGCTGATTAACCTCAGCGGGGTTCTCCAATCGTAATGTCGTGCTACAGATCGTTTGTGATAGGCTCCTTTGTCGTATGTCGCGCGAGCGCCATAACTGCCAGGTAGTCCCTTTCAAATTCGAAGGGGTACTCTGGGGTCCGAGCAATCGGCATCTCTTTTTTAGAGAGAACAAAACAAAGGAGTTACTAATCACCTATGATCTGAAGGCTACCCGACTTTACAGCTGGTTTGTAATAGCTGTATGGAAGGAGTATTCTTACAAGTGCCTCCAAGCTGGCATGTTTTAGATTGCGTATAATGGTTAGCCTTTCATCTGTGGTTATTAAATCATAGACGAACTGTTTCCCATTTACTCTCACTATTACACGACATCTTGGTGCTTTGGTTTGCATGATTGTTCCTTTTGGTTAGTCTTCTACTTGAAACGTAGACCGGAGTGATTACCGGCCTTTCACAACAACGAGGATGTGTCAATGACAAAATGGAATCCTTACGACTATGAACGCTCCGCAACAAGGAGAACTGAAGATAAGCTTATTGCTTTTCTTCTCGTACTCTTGTCATGGGCATCAGAGGGGTTCGGGTACCAACGTATTCTTGACACAATTGGGTCTCTTTATGGCTACTAAGTCGTGGAATAGCTATCACACTTATTCTTATAGTGCGATAGTCAACCAATATAAAAATGGGAATCCTGTTAGGCTCTTTCGAACCTTCAGGAAAGATTTTACTCGTACAGGTGTGAGTAATCCTCATTGGAAAACTCAGACATATAACGGGTTAAATGCTAGTACTCCCATGACTGTAACTATAAGAGACCATTCCCTGGCGAAACCGAAAAGTACCGTATATTATACGGTAACGGAACCGCCTAAATGGATACCATATCGAACCTACGACGAGAGTGACGGTCTATTAAATTGGATAGACGGTAACCAAGTCCCAGGTCCTTTTGGTCCATTTAACGTTGTTGCAGAGAACAGAGCTAGATCCCAACTTTATCGCCAAATTCGCAACGCCCACCATCAATTTCAGGGTGGGGTTTTCGTTGGTGAATTTCGCAAGACTGCGGGGATGATAGCGGGTACCGCTATAAAGTTCCGAAAGGGTGTTATAGACTACCTTATTAAAGGCAAACGCCTTAGAGGTAATCCAAAAACCCCTCAAAAACTTCTTACCGATACCTACCTCGAGAACGTCTTTGGTTGGCAACCGCTAATCAACGACGTTCGGGATGGCGCCAAAGCTCTTGGGCGTTTGATCCACGAAAATGTGGAACCTATTCGCTTTAGAGCTTTTGGGGTTGCTGAGGGTGGTACCTCATCTCCCCCAAGTGTATTAGCCGAAGGATATCAGCTTTTTAGTACGTTTACTACGCTGAAGTCCAAGGCAATATACTATGGTGCTTTTAAAGGTACTGTGCCCAACGCTGCAAGGATAGAAGCCTCACTTGGGGGAATAGTTGCTATGTCAGGTTTTGACCTGAATAGCTTCATACCTACCATTTGGGAACTCCTTCCTTATAGCTTTCTTGTCGATTATTTTGTAAACGTCGGCGAGTGCCTTGAGGCTATGAATACTGACACCTCCAATGTTAAATGGATTACACGTGTTCAACGGCTTGAATCCAGTATTAAGGATACTTTTTCTTATATTGGACCATCCGAGATACAACGTGCTTCATTTAACGCAGGAGAGAAGTCAAATCCTAGCTTTACAGGCAGTGGCGGCTCCTATGTAAGAAATTACATAGAAATCAACCGTGCAGCTTCCGAAGTTCCTACCATGGAACCTAGGTTTTTGTTAACAGGGATTAGCGGTAAGCAACTACTTAATACCGCTGCTTTGTTAACACGCTAACGGTTTACTCCAGGTTTGATTCTTCAGGTTAAAAGCCTTCCGGATCATTTTCTGGTTCCCTTCAATTTGTTTTAGGAGTCTGAACTATGTTCAGCGTTACATCACCCGTAACGGGTGCTGCACAGACTGGTTTTACCGCGCCTACCTATACGACCGTGGCCGATGTGGCTCCGGACGATAATGGGAAACAGGTAGCTGTAACCGCTCTTGGTGGAACACAAACAGGGGTCACGGTTCATTCCGTGTCATCACCTTTTACGGTGACTATCATTCGTCCTCGGACTTTTAAGTCTCTTGGGCAAGTGAACCCTGTTACTGGTACTTTGCCGAGCGTTCCAAAAAACCTGTGGAAGTTGGTCATCCGTAAGGGTGTCCTTCCTCTTGCAGGTCAGCAACCGGCCCTGTTGGTCATCCGCTTAGACGTGGATGTTCCCGCAGGGTCAGATGTTGCCGATGCTCCAAACATCCGTGCAGCCCTTTCGGCTGCTATTGGCGTGCTCAATCAGCAATCTGCTGGTTTGGGCGATAGCCTGGTGTCTGGACTTATCTAGGAAGATAAGGTTCCTCTAGTTCATCTTTGCTAGCCTATTCTGGCTAGATAAGCAGAACAACGAGGTTTTGCATCTTCGGTCCGCAAAGCTTTCTCTAGTTTTGTGTTCCTTAAGGAGAATACATGGATATTTATTCTGCACTCTCTCAAGGGCTTCAAGAAGATCTCGGTAAGACCGATGTTATGTTAACTTCTGACATGACATTGGAATCCGTTAACAGGTTTCAATTATCAAACTCATTTTTCAAAAAATTTGAAGATGAGGTAGATAAGGACGCTGACGACCGATGTATGGCGGAGTTTATTTTAAACAACGCCAAATGCAAAGATTTTCAGTTTGTCTTTGATTCCTGTTATGAAGAATTAATTGTCGGTGAGGTGAAAGCCTTATTCGACAACATGTTCTTCAACGGACCTGAGCTTACAATGAAATGGTCGGATGTTTTCGATCACGGCAATGTTGGTCCAGGGGCCAGTGTGGGTGTTGTTTCTAGCAATTTTTATACAAAATTGTTTGATTCTTCACTTTCTGGCACGTCCGAGCTTCTTTACAGGTTTTACCTGTACGCCATTATGAGTAATCCAACTTGGTTGCTGGCAGAAAAAGCTCGCAATGACAAGTATGGACACTCTTTGGTAGGGGGTAACCGCCTTTCTTTTGTTCCTAAAACGAAGGAGAAGTCGAGAACTGTCTGTACTGAACCCGTCTTGAATATGTTTATTCAGAAGGGTATAGGGGCATTTCTAGAACGCCTGTTGTGGAGACATTTCAAAATTGATTTGTCAAAGCAACCTAAACGTAATAGATATCTTGCCCGCATGGGATCTATTGATGGTTCTTTTGGAACCATTGATCTCTCCTCTGCATCAGACACTGTGTCGCTCCGGATGCTGGAAGAAGTTCTGCCACCTTATTTCTTAGAGTGGTTAGAAATTTCCAGGTCTCCTCACGTCATCTTTCCAGATGGGCGTGTTGAAAAGCTTCACATGGTATCGTCCATGGGAAATGGTTTTACATTTCCTCTGCAAACGCTACTTTTCTCGGCAATCGTGGTTTCCTGTTACAAGATATTAGGTGTTAAAACCGAAATCTTGAGAACTGGACCCATGAATTTTGGCGTTTTTGGCGACGATATAATCGTCCGAAAGGACTGTTATAATTTTGTCGTTAAAGCGCTGAAACTCTTTGGGTTCACGACTAATGACCACAAGTCATTTAACTGTGGGAACTTCCGAGAGTCGTGTGGTGGAGATTACTGGTTAGGCCATGATGTTCGTGGTTTTTACCTGCGATCCCTTCGCACACGTGCCAACGTTTACTCCGCACTTAACCGGATCATTATGTGGTCTGCTAAGACAGGTGTTTTATTACCTAGGGTCGTCTCTCTGCTTAAGGGTTCTCTTGGAAGAGGTAAAATACTTCCAATACCCCAGCAGGACGGTGATTCCGAAGGTTTTAAGATGCCTGACCCACCAGACGAGTTAAAGATTGATCGAAACACTGGAGGCGTTATTTATTACGCATACCAGAATATCGGTTCGTCTTTTTCTCTACCTAATGACTCGGCCGGGAGAAAATTTTATCCAAAGGGAAGGGGAGAAATCTCCTTTAATCCCGATGGTCTAATTATCTCTCTAGTCGGAGGTTACATACGGAACGGACGTATTAGTGTCAGATCTGACATTAATAGGTTCAAAGTCCGTCGAAGAGTTACTTCCAGTTGGAAGTACTTCACGGCAGGAGATCATCTCCTAGAAGACATGTGGAAAACTGTCTTCGCGCTGTACTCGTAATAGGTACAGCTGCCCTCTGAGCATTTCACCGCTCAGAGCCCCTGTATAATAGAG